GGCCTAGTGATCATCTCAAAGTTGATCCACTTGATAAAGCTATGAAGAAGTGTTGCAATAATCGTACTTATATACCGACTGCTGTCTTGAATAAAGTAGCCAGACAATTGCCATTGCCTTCGAAGAATTTTTTTACACGTTCTATTGATTTGAAGCAGGCTATTCATGGATTTGATTTTGATGCTACATTTGGTTCTGTTAAAGGATCAAGTAGTGCTGGATATCCTATGTCAATGCCTGGCGAACGTAATTTGAAAAAGTTGTATTTCAATTCATTGGACGATCCGATTACCAACGATCAAATTTTCAACGAAATAAGTGATAGATACCATGAAAGTCTTAGTCGTCTTCAACAGGGTATTAGGCTTGACATGGTGTATAAAATCGAATTGAAAGATGAGAGACGCGAGATAGAAAAGGTTAACGAGGGTAAAACACGTTTATTTTCATGCGCTGATTTTATATATCTTCTATTGATGAGAGTGTATTTTGGTTCATTTGTCACTTGTTATATGCATGAAAAGTTAGATGTCGGAAGTGCTATTGGAGTTAATCCGTACTCTGCTGAATGGGAAAACCTATATAGAAGATTAGCTTATAATACCAATAGGGTTTCTCTTAAAGGTAAAGAGCGTCCTACTATTATGGTTGGCGCTGGTGATTTTTCTGGTTTTGATACCTCGCAGTTGCCCCAAGTACTTAATGTTATACGAGATAAGATTAATGATTGGTATGACGATGAGTATCGCCAAATAAGAGAGATGTTATGGTTAGAGATTAGTCATTCTCGACAGATTTCAGGTAATGTTATCTACGAATGGAATGGTGGAAATCCAAGTGGCAATTATTTGACTATTATAGTCAATAATTTATATAATCATTTCTCGGCAATTTATAGTTATGAATATTTGACACTAGGCACTCCTATACAGGGTACACTTATGAAAGATCACGTCGTCTATGTTGTTGTTGGAGACGATAATATATTCTCCGTAGCGCCTAGTGCTCAATTTTATTTTAATGAAATTTCACTGTGTAAGGCTATGTCTAATTTAGGCATGACGTATACCACAGAGTTGAAAGATATAGCTACGAATTTATTTAGACCTATCGAAAATGTCGAATTTTTAAAGAGATCATTCAGATATGATCCTGTTGTTGGTAGACATGTTGCTCCTCTGAGATTATCAGT